TTTCCCACCAATTCATGTCACCCTCATCATCAGGATAATCAATGTTGCCAAAATTAAATCCCCTGCCAATACCGCCTAAATTTGGCAGAATCGTTACAGGATCAGTCGTTACAGGATCAGTCGTTACAGGATCAGTCGTTACGGGATCAAGAATAATATCCGGGGGAGCTTCATCGTCTGGAGAAGGCGGAGGAGGTACGTTAGGGTTCAGAGGATCAAGAAAGCTGGGGAACTCTTCTGGTTGCCTGAAAAACTGAATTTCAGGATCAATCCCCGGACGATGCCCGGCGGCTGCTAACTGTCGCATCTGGTCTGCTGAAATCACCTGTGGTCCGCGCAGAGCACCCTGGGCCTGCGCGGCAGACATGCTTCGCGTATCAAGAAAACTCGGATTTCCATAATAAGGGTCGGCGAACCAACTATCATTGTAAAAATCTCCGTCGTTCATCAACATTCCCCCTCCATTCATCCGTACAGGCTCTCCCATTAACCTCGCAAGACCTTCTCGCTTGTTGTTGTAATCAGACGGATTCAGAGAAATTAACCCGCCACCGGCAGCAAACATTGGTATAGCCCCATATCCTGTAGGCGCATATATTGGGTCACGCGGCTTAATGCCCCTCTCAGGCCATCCATAGTCGTAGACAATTTGGCGCATAGCCCTTTCATAGTCTTCTTCAGATTCAGCTAAAGAAGCCTCCCTGTCTGCATCAAGACCTGCTTGTGTTTTTTCCAGATCTTCCAGCGCATCCAATCTGCCTAATTCAGCGCCAGCAGCACTAGAAAGAATAAGATTACCAGCTACATCTTTACTAAAATCAAGTTCTCCGGCTCTGCTCCAATCAATGCGACCATCTCTTGTAAAACCTCGACCAAGAAGCCCCAAAGTTTCATCAGCACCAGCAGCACCAGCACCAGCAGCACCAGCACCAGCAGCACCAGCACCAGCAGTGCCAGCAGCACCAGTCCCAAAAACATTAGATCCCAGAGTTGAATCAACGCCCGCGAATAATGCGTCTGACGGATTTGCCGTTTCGGTTAAGATATCGCCCATGAGGTCTTCCGGTATAGCGGTAACAGTATCAGCCGTAACGTCAGTCAGAGCAGCAGTAGCATCAGTCGCATCAGGCAGAACACCAGGTACATCAACATCAACGGAAGACGGAATGGCATCAAGAATCTTGCCCATACCGAAGCTAGTTAGCCCTCCGAGAATCCCCTTCCCCAGGTCTCCTGTTTTCGCCCAAGTAAGAGCACCGCTTAACAAAGCACTACCTCCTGCCCCCAACCCTAACCAACTGCCCAATAACGGCGCAAGGAAAGGCAGAAACGCCTCCTGCTGACCTGTCACTGGATTGGTGGTTAACCTTCCGGTCGGAGAGAGCGCAGCAATACCCTGAACCTCTATCGGGTTCATGTGTACCAGCATGGAATCGCCGTAGCGTCCATACTGAGCCAAGTTGTCAGCAGTTCCCTGCAAAGGAGGTGCATAATTATTCATAATTAATTCCTACTTGGTTTCAACACCAAATAAAGTAAAAGTCATGTCCACTGCGCTCGCATAAGTCTTGACAACATCTGCCTGCCCTAAACACATACCAATAACCGCTGTAAATGTCGTATTTGCTGCAACAGACTTGTCATAGTAAAGAAACTGTTTGTCATTGTCCGCAGCCCCGGCAACATTAACCCGAAGTCTGAATGTAATCGCGCTTCCTGTCCTGTTACAGGCCAGGAACGAACTAACCGTAGTCTGCGTAAGGTCTGGAACCGTGTACAGAGTCTCCTGCGTTGTAGCCGCACAATCCAACTGACCGAGGACTTTAATGATGTCACTCACGATCCCCCCGCGCCCATCAGCAAGAACTGGAATCTGCGCATTGCCAGGCTACCGTCCTTGTCACCCTGAGTCTTTGCCAGAACCACATCGTTCTTGACGTCCTGAAATGACTGCTCAATCGTCAGGCGTGTTGTTGCCTCGTTATGTGACTCATACTCCTCGGGTGCTACCGGCAACGGAATGACTCTGCTCTGCGCCATTATCTTCTCCCGTCCGGCCTCATATCGAAGCGTAAGTCGCCTAACCGCCAGCCATAACCACTTTCACTGCTTTCAATGCGGAAAGCAGAGGAACGGGTTCTGGCCCTTAAAAATGCCTGTTTTGTCGAGGAAGTCACTGTCGATGTCGATAAGGTAGTGGAATCTTCCAGAGGAAAATCCTTGCCCTTCACAATAACACTCATCGAGGCGCTGCCTGTATCTCCATTGAACGTAAAATCAGGAATCAGCTTGCTCAACAGCATGTACCGCTCGCCATCACCCATCTCTACATCGCCCGATTCAATATAGGCAGTCATGGCCGAGCCATCATCATCATGCCCTCGCTCCTGTATATAGAGATAATTGTTATCAGAACTCGTAATAACCGAGGTAGCGACCGGGTAGTTCTTGCTGTTAGCCTCAATCCAGGCACCTCTTACCATCGTGCCAATCGTCCAAAGCTGTTCCATGTAGTTGTAAGTTACATAATTCGTGTTGTCTGTTTCGCCAGAACCTATTGGATAAAACCAAGTCACTTCATTGTGGTCTGCATTGGTAGAGGAAAAAACCTTAAAAGACTGGTCGATATTGATATTGCTGAATACATGGTCAAGCACAGAACACGGGATTCTCTGTACAGAACCGTTATAAACATAAAACCCACCACGATCCATGAAGTAAACGGCCCCGCCTGCGTTTATCGCAGCTTTAGGCGAAATCATGGAAATGCCCTCGTTAACGACACTAAACTGGAAAATGAAGGGAGAACCAATAAATCTCATGGAATGAATACCGGCATCAGTCCAGATCAGTATTTCCTGTCTTGTCTTTAACGCCCCGATAATCGTAGAGCCTGTGCTGAGAGTTACGCCACCAGCACTGTTAATCGCTGTTGGGGTCCAGTCTGCGGCAGACTCGCTGTCGCTCCACCTGACATGAAGCGGATCAATGGTTGATGAACCAATCGGGTTTACTCCAAAACAGATAACGTGCTTGTCTACATCCGACATCATTACCTGTAATGCTATTGTTGGCGCGTTAGAGGCTCCTGAAACGGCAGATAACGCAGTGGCCCTGGTTGATGTTCCGGCACTCTCATCCCAGTAGTACACGCCACCAGCGCGTACATTGAAAACTAAGTCATCGCCAAAGACATCCTGACTATACAAACGCAACTGACCAGCAGCAGAAAGACTGCTCGCACTACCAAAGGTACTTGCGCCCCATTTATCAGAACCCCACCCGACACCCTGAACGTAGTTAGTCAGCCCGGTATTGATCTGGTATGCCCCTACGACAGAAGAACCGCCATCCCCTGAATCACTGCTATTGGCAAGAACCTCATCACCATCAGTATCTTTGGCCTCTATGGTATAAACATTGGCGCTAGTAACGCTGGCAATCTGGTATTCCTGATCGAGCACCGTTGCGGTGATATTCCCACCAAGACTATCCGACCCTGAGAACGTGACAAAATCGTTTTTTTCCGCTCCATGACTTGTATCGGTGACGGTTATCGTAGCGTCATCATTGGCAACTTTGGCAAAGGTGACATCACCGGCACTGGTCGTCGCTCTTATAGGCGTTACATCGTAAAAAGATGACCCCTCGTTAACGTAAAACTTGAGATGGGTTCCAAGGCCAATGTAAGCAATTCCATCAATGGCTACCCAGTCCTCCAGAGACCGACATACGCCAAGAAAAGAATTAGAACTATATTTTTCCCAGCCGCCTATCTTTTCTGGCCTGCCCTTCCTGAACCGAACCTTATCAGCGTCATACCAGCCAGCATCAGCACTGTACTCAGTACCTTCTCTGTTTATTCCTGGCTGAAACTGTAGTTTGGTTAACGGCATAGTTATCTCACATAGGGATTGAAGTGCATTCTTGGAGGCATATAAGACGGGTAGCTTGAAAGCAAAGAACCTATTCCTCTCGGCACTCCATAACCCTGGTTAAAACCCCCGCCAAATGAACCGCCATACGGAGAAGGAGGCATATACGGAGAAGGTTGATATCCGCCGAATCCTCCGCCAAATCCTCTGCCAAATCCTCTGCCAAATCCTCCGCCATGCGGCTGCGGTCTCATCCCTTTGCCCGGACTGCCATAAGAAGAAAACGGCATCGGTTGCATTATCTGAGGAGGAGCAACCGGACGAAGAGGCGAAGGACGAGGAGTAGCGGGCCGGATCTGATCACGCATACGTTCACTAAGTGAATCATGAACCGGACGCATTAACTGCTGTGTTACATCTAATTCTGCCCCCGGCTGCGGAGCAAGAGGCTGCGGCGCTACAATCGCGCCTGCCTGTGCTTTGTTCAAATCTTCTCTCGCGCGCAAAAATGCCATTTTGTCGCGAGGGCTGCCGGGCAGGTTTCGATATTCCTGATCTTCACGTTGGCTTTTTTCCCGAGCCAAATCTGAGAAAAGGCTGTCGATGGAGCGATCACGCAGGGTAGGAACAGGGTCTCCCGGCCTCGACATTTCCATCGACTGTAACTTGCTTTTGACATTCCTCCCTCCGGCCTGTCGCCACTCGTCGTCGCTTATGCCTTCGGCTTCGCCCTGTTGCTCCCAGCGAATGCGAGCCTCCTCTAAATCTGTTTTGCCAGTCCATGCTGGAAGAGGCGCAGGGAAACCTCTCCGACGACTATCTTCCCGACGATTATCAGGAGGCTGGGCCATCGGAGGCTGGGCCATCGGAGGCTGGGCCATCGGCGCTCTGCCCTTGCCAGGGCCGCTTGGGTATCCTCCACCGAACTGAGGCTGCTGGTACCCACCAAATCCTCCACCGAACTGAGGCTGCTGGTAACCACCAAATCCTCCACCATATGGCGGTTGCTGCTGTGCTGGCGGTTGACCAAAAGGCGCTCTGCCCTTGCCGGGACCGGCAGGGTATCCCCCGCCGTACTGAGGCTGCTCATAGCCCCCCTGTCCACCAATTCTTCCGCCCATGCCCATAAAAATATCCCTAGTACGACCCGGTACGGATCATTTGGGTCAGTTCTTTCGCCCTGTTACCCACCTGACCAGACCAACTGGAATCCATGAACTGATCGGCTGCTTCATTCCAGTCCCCGGAAGCCATGCCTGCAAGCGCCTTCTTGAACGCTCTCAGGCGCGTCTGACCGAGATTAAAGCTGATATCAATTAGTGCGTCCTGCCTGACCGAATCAAGACCCGCAAACCAGTCATATTCAGAGTCAAGCTCTGAAACAACGCGGTCAATATCATTCTGAAGAAGGTAGTCCACCTCATCATCTGACAAGCCTATCCCGCCTTCAGGGTCTACATTCCTGCCAACCCCGACCGTAATCTTTGATGCACTGCATTTATAAGCGTGTGTTTCCACACCCTCATGCACCTTCAGCATTTCAACCAGTTTTTCTCGCATTATTTCCTCTTGAAACCCAAGCCTCGTCCTGTTCTGTTTCGGGATCATCAGCGATATACCGGCCTTTCCCGTCCCTTGCCCTGACCATCTCGTCAGGAAGCTCAGAAGTGGCTCCCACGCCAATAGGAACCGACTCACTGACAGACTCTGTATCTTTGGAAAAAAAACCTAACAATCGACTGAAAAAATTCATTTCTGCTTCGCCTTTCCTATATTCAAAGCCAGCAAATCAACCAGCTTGTAGAGTTTACCGATCCACACATCGTCCTTCGGTGTCGGCGTCGATGCCGCAACAAGGCTCGCAACAGTAACAATCATCGTCAATACGCTGATTGTTGTCATTATCGTACCCATATATACCCCCTAATTGACTTCTTCGGTTTGTTTTGCAATCTGATCGGTGATGTCCCATACGTTCAGGTTCGACGCGATTGTCCTGCGCTCGCCCTCACCCTTGAACGGATAAACCATGTGCTGCAACCATGACGGGAACATATAGAGCTTGCCAACCTGGGGCTGCAATGCCGTGGACTGCGGTGGCCGTAACCGCTCCACATCCATAAGCGAGTTTCTGCCATACTGAAACGCCAGATAGCCGTCACAAGCCCCACTGGAATTGTAGAGACTGTAATTCGGCGTACCTGCGGTGGGCTGATCCAGTATCTGCTGCGGAACTTTAGTCCAGCAGGTTACTGAAATACCCATAATCGTTTTAGTGCCGTGGTCATGGATAGGATTGTAGTCACCCTCAAAGCTGTGGACTGACCACAACTCATCAACCTCGACCTTGCGTGTTCCTGTCAAAATGTTTGCAGTCTGCTGGCTGAAGTGCTTGATATACTCAATACCAAGGCCACAGATTAAATCAGAAAACTCCTTTAACTCAGGAGCTTCATGGTTCATCGTCAGTTGCTGACCATGCTGAATCTGGCCTACCAGAGTCCCCGCATGAGAGCGACGATCCTCACTTTCAAGAAGTTCATCCAGATAACCATTGAGACCATCAACCATTTCTGAAGGCAGATCGGTTTCCAGCATAAATGCCGCAGGCAGGGTCCAGTTCTGAAATTGAATCTCTGGCATTAGCTTGGAATCGTGTAGTTGTTATCAGGAACAGGATTCGCCGGTGGGCTGGTAATCACGCTGTCCACCTGACTGGCAAACACCGCGTCCCAATGACTGGTAGGGCAAAGCGCCTCTAGCTCGGATTTAGACCAGCTACCTTTAGCCTTCTTAGCAAAGACCGTAACGCCGTCACTATCTACATTATTAACGTTTGTAGAAAACGTGCTGGTGTAATACGTCGAATCGCCTTCGCTATCGTTCTCATACGTCATTTCCAAGTCCCACTTTTCCACCTTGCTGGACTTAAGATGAGGCACCGCCTTGGTCAGAGCTTTAGTTACTGCCATTAGTTTTGCTCCTTCTTGAGTTTTTCAATTTCAGCAGAGAGTTCTTGAACAGCATTTACCAGCATAGGTACAAATTTGTTGTATTTAAGCCCATACATTTTTCCATCATTACTGAGACTGGAAATTAAATTACTTTTTTCTTCGACGCTAAATCCGTAATTTTTTTCCAATTCATTTACATCTTGAGCAAGAAATCCTACATCGAGTTGCTCACTCTTATATTTTCCATCAGGAGTAATGTCTTGATCCTTACTATAGTGACTACGCTTATCCCAGCGATAAGTGACAGGCTTCAGTTGGTTGACAAAACTTAATCCAGAATTTAACTCTGAAATATCTGTTTTATCTCTGCCATCAGATGCAACTGTCCAATCTACCTGAATATGTGCATGAGTGATGTTTTCATCACCAAGACAAATTTGGTTGTCTCCTGTAGTAACAGCACCGCCCGGAGAGCTTGCAATTCCTGCATCCTTACCCAAGCAAAGATTATTATCACCTGTGGTGATCGCTGCTCCTGAACTTTTGCCAACGGCTGTGTTTGAGGCTCCCGTTTCGTTAGAACCCATTGAGCTTTTTCCGACTGATGTGTTGTAGTTTGCGGTCGTATTTGCTGACAATGCACCATATCCAATAGCAACATTCTCGGCTCCGGTTGTATTGGCATCTAGGGCTTCAGCACCGACCGCTGAGTTCTCTGCTCCGTCAATGTTGGCTTTTAGTGCATCTTTACCTATGGCAGTATTGCTGCCTGCTGTTGTGTTGGCTTCTAAGGCGTTTTTGCCAATTCCAACATTGTTATCACCAGTCGTGTTGGCCTTTAAAGAAGACTCGCCCAGAGCCGAATTTCCTGCGCCAGTTGTGTTGGCTATTGCGGAGTTATAACCAACTGCCGTGTTGTTATTTGCGGTTGTATTTGCAGTTAGAGCCTGATAACCCACAGCAACATTATTGGCCCCAGTGGTATTGGCATCCATTGAGTCTTCGCCAATACTGATGTTGTATGAAGCAGTGGTGTTCGACAGAAGAGCATCTTTGCCTACCGCAATATTATAACTGCCGGTGGTATTTGCGGCTAAAGCACTTTTGCCTACCGCAGTATTCGATGCTCCGGTAGAATTAACCAGCAAAGCACTGGCACCCACGGCAGTGTTATGATCGGCTGTTGTCGTAGCCCCACCAGAATTGTCCCCGACAAAAGTATTATTACTTCCCGTTGTAACAGCATCCCCGGCTGCATAGCCCACGGCTGTATTGTCTGTGCCAGAGCTATTAGCCGTTAAA